GGTAGAGGTTAATTTAATCTTGATAGCCTTAGCCGAGCCGATGCCATTTAAAGGGGCAATTGTTCCCTTGTATCCCGACCATATCGACGTACCCCAAATAGCCGTACCCCAAAGACTATTAGCATTATTCATCCCCATGTTTAACGGATAGCTAAACGTCTGATTATTATAATCGCCTTGAAGGGTTATTTCAACCAATAACACCCCTTGACTTTGTACATCCGCTACAATGGCTAACGACTTATATTTTTTACCTTGTAATAACGACCCATGAGCAATAAATTTGCTTTCCCATAACAACGGAAATACAACATTATTAGCCGTTGTAGTGTTGAAATGGTTGTAAATTTGCCCTGTAGCGTCTGCATGAACCACGTTATTATTAAAGTAGGTGAAACAAGACACTTGAGCTAATTCGTTTCTAAATTGGTTAGCTCCTGTAATGGTATCTATTTCAAGCCATGTTTTAGCGGTGTTTACGTTTGCATTGGCTAACACTAAAATATATTGTCCGTTTTTTTCGTCATAAACTGCTACGTTTTTGTTTAAAACAGACCGTGTATTGTTAATTGTTTTGAAATAATCCCTAATAGGGTATGTAACCGTGCTAGCAGACGTTCCCGCTTGTGTTTGCGTAGGCTCAATTTTAATTACGCCACCACTAGATAAAAACCAATGAGCGTTATTAATAGCCACCAAAGAACGAGGGCTAATACACCCAATCGCATCTTGAACAACAAATTTAAAGAAAGGGTTTGTACCATCTGCAGGTGTCGTGCCACTAATTGCCCGAATACTACTCGTTTTGTAAACCGCCAAAATCTTGTTAGCATAAGCTTTTAACCCTGTAATCTCCCCAGCCCCATCTATTGGGAACGTATCGTAAGGCTTCGGGTTGCCCGAACCATCATTACCAAAATCAAGAAACGTCCCAGCCACAGGAGTCCAAACACGGCTAGTATCATTAGCCGTCCAGCCGTAGAATATCCGCCCACCGTAACTATCGCAGTATTGGGGTTTTGTCGTCCCCCAAATGCTTTTAGGGTCTGTTAGCGTTGGCACAGTAACCGTTGTACCATTGTACACAAGGGGTAAATCAAGCCCATTACACATAACCAAGTTGTTAGCATAATAACACGCCGTGTAGAAGCCCCCAGCCGTTGCCCCAGTATACAATTGCGTTAAAGTTACACCATTAACCCGATAAACTTTGCCATTACCGCAGGCAATCAATTCTTGCCCGTTCGCACCGTTCCAAGTAAACAACCCTTCGGGTTCAGCACCCATTAACGTGGTTAATAATGAATAATACCCCCCCATAGCACGCAAACCAGCATCGGTTAAATAAAGGTTATTGGCATTTTCACAAATAACCGCCCCAGCTGAATCATTAGCAATCACAATGCTTGATTGTCGGGTATCCACCCCACCGCTAAAATCTGAATAATAAACGTTAGGCATTATTAACTCCAAAAATTAAATTTCTTGAGCGGGCTTCTGTTACTTCACGCTTAGTTCTAATGCGGTTTGGCATCCCATAATTGCAGTTAATCTGCCCCATCGCCAATTTTTTCCAATAGCCCGCTTTAGCCGTGTAATAATCGGCGTTTTGTTCATTCTTATTAGCTAATTGTTCCATCGCCATAAATTTAATAGCATTGTGAAACTCATCGGGCAGTAAAGGCGTAGAACTGTCAATCGTCAAGGGCGTATAGGCTTTTAACCCACGTACTAACAAGGTATTGCCTAAAGCAAAAGCAGGGTATAGGTAAAGTGAACCGCCGTAAACCGAATACCAGTTAGGGTAACCAATATTATTAGTTAATATCCAGCCAGTTGATTTTCTTTCTAAAAACTCTTGCCACGGTAAGGCAATTAACGGCGTAAAGTTGTTATAATAAACCGCCCATACTTCATTTAACGTTGAAGGAATTGCCACGCTGGGCGTATTAGCAGAAATGGTAACAGAAACTTCTGTTTGTGCCAGTGGGTTTTTAGCCCCTAACTCAAGCCACAACTCATTGTAAGCATTGTTAATAAAATTCTTGATGTTAATCGTATTCGGGTCAGACGCATTGGCTAACGTTGTAGGCACAACATGGCTAAACACTTGAGCTATTTCTTGAGCCATTGATAAAAATGTTGCCATAGCACACCTCATAAAAAAAGGGGCAGGCGGTTAAGCCCACCCCTACAGAACGGAAGGAAACAATTAAGGGGTTAAGTTACGAAGAACTTTCACGCACTGTTTGAAGTTACGAGCTTCCGCCGTAAATTCGCCCGCAATGATACGTTTATCTGCTAAACCAGTTTTGGCTAGTTGATATTCTTTTAAGCCTAACCCTTGCACTGCTTGAATCTTGAATTTAGTTCTATCCAAGATAATTAAATCAGTATCTTTGATACCAGCAGGGCAGAACAAGAAATCAACACCCAACCCATTAACAAACTCATAGCGTGTTAATGCTTTGTTGATAGAAGTCTCGTTGTTAGTAACACCGCCACCACCAGTTAATAACGCTGTTTTAATGGCGTTAATCCGTGCTTGCTGTTTAGCCGACGCTAAAACAAGCAAGTTGGTATATTCGCCAGTAGCGTTAGTGTAATCAGTTAAGGCGTTAATTAACATGGTTTCGGTTAGCACACCGCCAGTAGTATCTACTTGGTTAAAGGAAGCAGCGTAGTCAACAATACCACCCATTGTGCGAACCAAGCCGTTACCTGAACGGTATTTTTTACCGTACAAAGCAGCCAACTGCATCTCTTGTTTAATCTCATCCATTGCAATTTTAGCCTGTTCTTTAAAGCTGTTTAAGGCTTGAGAACCGCCGTTGGTTTCAATGGCTTGAGCCGTGTGGGACATTGCCAAGGTACGGAAGAAGATTTGTGTAAAGTTCGAGTTAATCGTCCCATACAAGCTATCATCGCCAGAAATATCTTGAGCTTCAGACACGTTAGCCCCGCCAATGGTAATTTGAGTACCAGCCGTGTGAGCGGCAGCAGTCGTACCATTTTGAGCACCCGTAACGCTGTAAGTAGTCGTTGTTGTGGTTTGAGATGTTTGAGAGTTCACTAAGAACAACTCATCATCGATTAACAACAAAGTACGAGTTGGGTAAATAGCAGAAGGGATAACAGAACCAGTATCAATGACTAAAGAAGTCGCACCACTGGAAATGTTAGCGTTCAAGTTAAACCGAAACGACCGTAGGTTAACGTCGTTCCATTCAATTTGAACTTGAGTCCGTTGTTTAGAGGGGTCCCAAAATTGGTCAAAAATAGCCGTGTTACGGTTACCCTTGAAAGATAAACCAGCGTTCAGGTCTCTTAACAGTGTTCCCGAAGCTGTAATCGCTCCCCAGTCAGGAGAGTTAGCCATCATCATCATCATGTTTTATTCCTTGTTTAATAGATTGCATCCCAAAACGCATCTGCATTCCCCCGAGCCACGGCATCACGTACGGCGGATTCTTTGCTATTTGGTAGCGTAACTTGTTGGTTGGTTGGGGAAACACTCGACACAAACCCCGATTTAGCTCTAGGAGAGGCAACCCCTAAGCTTGAAAGTATCCCTTTTATTTCAGGGGCTACTTTTACTACTGTTGCCTCAAATACTTGTTTGTTCGCTTCTAATTGCTTATAGGCTTTGTTGCCATCAATCGGCGGTTGCCCAGCCCGTTGACGGCTTTCGTTAATAGCGTTAATTCTGTTTGTAATTTCACCCTTTAACGCAGTATCAAACGTATTTTGCGTCAATCGCCAAATGGCATCATGTTGAGGCGTATTTTTCTTTTCAACTAAAGCATCTAGGATAGGAGCTAAAGTAGGCACTTGTTCTTTAAGCGAAACTAAAGCGTTGCCAATGTTTTCTTGCACCGTTTGCGTATGCCGTGCTTCTGCTTCTTGTTGCATCGGTTCATGAACATATTGCTTTAATACCGAGTTTATACGGTTTTCAAGCAATTGTTCAAAACGTGATTCCAGCCCTTGAAAAACAGGAGCTAAATATTCTTTTGTGTCATCATCTAACGCGTTCAAATAATCCAGCGTTTCAGGGGTAAGAACACTAGGGGCAGGCTCCTTTTGTGGCACTACAGGGCTAGAAACAGGCTGTTGCCCGCCGTCTAATGCGTCCAAATCTAAACCATGATACTTCGCCACCGCTACAGGGTCATGTGAAATTAACTGTAATAGTTGGTCTTCTGTATAGCCTTGAAATTCGTTATTAGCATCTTTCGCAGGCTTGGCTTCTTGAGCAGGTAGCGTTTCTTGCGGTGCTTGTTCTTGTTCAGCAGGTTTTTCATTGTACAAACTTTCCAAAAAACTATCCATTGATTCTTCTGACCCGCTAGATTCTACTGCTTGGGGTTCATTGGATTGTTCACTTGCCACATCATCCATCATCATAAATTAAGCCTCTTCAATCGTTACTACTTTTAATGGTTTTGAAAAACCATCTAACTGAAAATCTACACCGCCTGTTTGCACGTTGTTCAATATCAACCCAGTAGGGGCTTCACCTTCTAAAAACGCCCGAGCTTCACCTAGTAAGCCGTTAAACTCAAAAACAGTCGTTCCTAAATTATTGCCAACGCCATCTTCAAGGCGAACGTAGTATTTTAAAGCCACTTCACCCAAATTAGTACTTCCATCGGGGGTTCCTTCTACGGTTGGTTCTACTACTGTTTCAACAGTCGGTTCAGTTACTGGTTCTATTACTGTTTCAGGCGTAACGCCTTCAATTAACACTGGTTCATTTACCACTTTTTGGGGTCTCCCACGTTTTTTAATTACTTCCATTAGCTTGTGTTCTCATTCTACCTACTGGTGTTTTAAACTCTCCCATTGATTCAAGCAACCCAATCAGCTCTTTAGTGGCTACCGCTACGGCTAATGCCTTGGCTACATCAATAGCCCCATTTGTACCGCCGTTAGTCGTCAGTATCATCGCTTGATTGATTTGATGCTCCACCTTTGCTAGTAGGCGTGGTTTTATCAATTCCAACCACGGTCTGCTTTTCAGGGTTTTTTGCCATTCTTTCGTTAATTCCTCGTTGATGCTCACCATTAGTCAGCGTCTCCTCTAGTTCTATCTGCTTAATTTCAAGCTCTTTTAGCTTAATTTGCTTGTCTAACACTTCCATTTGTTGGTCATGCTGTTGTTGTTGGGCTTTCAGTTGAGCGTCAAATTCTTTCAAGCGGGCATCAGCTTGTTTTAACGCAACTTCAGCATCTTGCAATTGCATTTGTTTCTGTTCAACCTGTTGTGCTTGTTCTTGATGCGATTGTTGAGCCTTAGCCTCTTCTTCCGCCTCTTCGTCTGATTTAAACCACTGGTCAGTGTCTAAGTTGACGCTATGCAGTACGCCTTTAGCCGTTCTTTTAACGCTAAATAAAGACAGTGCTGCTTCACCAAACGGAGCCAATATTTCACTAGCCGTTTTAAGCCCTTGCAGAGAGTCTTGTTTCTTTTTGAAATTCTCATAGCCCACCGCTTTAATGTTCAATTCTAGCGAAGGGCGTAACGCCGTTAATACCTTTTGTTTTGGGTCAACTTCCGTAGGGGCTTGTTGTTGCTCCATACCCTCATTTTCGTTAGGCACCGATACCAGCGTCGGGTCATTGGGCGTAGGCTTTTCTTGCGTAACTTGAATGATTGACTCAAGCAACGGTTGAAACGGCTCGTTTTGCTCCCTTACGGCTTCTTGGTGTATCATGTTGTAAAACATTTCAACCAACGGTACGTTAATATCGTCGTTGATATCACCAGCCATTAAGTCCATCTTGCTATTAGCAGAATTGTGAACGGTATTTATCTCGGTAGCGGTACGATTATTTTCTTCGATAATGCCTTTTACCGCTTTAGGCACAGTAACGCTTTCAAATTCAGACTTGGCAAAGCTAACAGCATTAAACGCCCCTTGTACGTCCCCTTCGGTCATCTGTAACCTAAATACTGTTTGAGGACTCCCCATAGGGACTAAAGCCCCGGGTGTGGAAATTATGTTTTGCGGGTCAAACATAGCATCTGTAGGGATATACCCATTAGGAGGGGATATATTCAAAGCCTGTTGTTGCATGGCATCGTTGACGTTATCGCATGACAGCAACCAAAGGTCATGCACAGAAGAAGTCAGCGGATACCCGAAGAACTCCCCGTTTATTGCACTTAAAGCCGTCCAAACAAACGGTGAACTGTTATAGGGTAGGTTGTTATCCACCCACCGAACAAGCCACTTGTTTTCTATCACCAATGCCACTTTGTTTTCAAAAGAAACGCCATCGGTTAGCACCAATTCAGGTATCCACGCCTCATCGGCAACGTATTTATCTTCTTTAGGCTTCCGTTTTTGGTCTGCTAGCCACTCTTTGAAATCAGGGTCTTGAAAGTACCCCTCATCTTGGCAATTAAGCAGTTTTTCCAGCCCTACAATGCTATGGTAGGTACGGTGAATTTTAACTGCTTTTTCAAATTCACCCGATAGTGGATACGGAAAGAAATCTTTGGGGTCAATTGCATCTACAGAGGGCTGGTGAAATACCAAGCGTGGCTCTGATTCACCAATAACTTGCTTGTACTCTGTTTTCCACTTAATTTTATACCCACCAGACCCCTTTAATGCCAGTTCTTTTACCCACTTTTTAGCTTTTTTGTAAAAGCCATCTCTATCAAAGCAATAACCCGTGTACCGTTCTAACAGTTCACTATCCAGCTCATCTGAATAATTGCGTCCCTCAATAGCGAAGAAGTTCTCACCCCGAGGGTACAACGTAGGGGCTAAGTGGGCAACTAATGAATCAACCGCATCTTTAAACCACGGTAACGAATACTCACGTTCGTACTGGATGTTGTTAGTGGTGTTAGCCCTTTTTTGAACGCCTAAATAACCAGCTTCGGCATACTCCCCAGCCGTCATGTACTTCTTTTTGCCCTTTTCCGACTTTTCACGCTTTTTGGTAATCCATCCAACAATGCGTTTCTTTTGCTCATCCGTTGGCATCGTGTTATCAGGCGTAGTCGTTAGTATCTCTTTATCCATTGTGGCGTTTTCCCCTTGAATAATAGGTTTGCTTGGCGGTTGAATGTACGCCTACGTTTTCAATAAACAAATACCGTAGGCAATCTATAACGTCCTCATAAGGGTGCTTACCCTCGAAGGCTTCTTGCTTGTCATCATACCGACTGCTTTTATATCGGTACCCATGTTCTAAAGCTTCAACCAACGTAGGGCAATTCAACGCATCCACTTGAAACGCAGGGCTACCATCGATTAACTTACCCATTAGCGATTTAAGGGCATCAACGCCGTTTTTAATCAGTCTGTTTTCAAGCACACGGTCAAATCGTGGGTAGATGCCTAACTTGTTTAAATTGGCAACGTGGCTAACATCGTGGGAAGTAGCAAAGCCCTTAGTATTGCCCGCAGGGTCGCAAGTATCGCTCCACGTTACGCTTTTGGGTAAATACATGGCTTCCCATTGTTGAACAATGCCCGCTATTTCTTCCGTGTTGCTGTCTTCTAACACAAACTCTTTTAATATCCGTAACCGCCCCATATTATCCGTTTGCCCAATAATACACGCACAAGTCATGCCAAAGTCCCATGCCCTTAATAGCGGTCTACCCACGTCAATTGCCCCAAAGTCTGTAGGTTCTACCTTATGCAAGGCTTTAAAGCCTTTGAACACGGCATTATTATCCCGAAGGCTTCTAAACTCCCCCTCCCACACATGCCCGTAGTCATCAGGGCGTGCTCGCTTATCGTTTAGCCTTTCCATCTCCAGCACGTTAGGAAACCACGGATTATCGCAGTAGTTTAGTTTCACAATTTTAGCGTTATGCGGTGGATTATCAAGAAACCGCTTGGTAGTAGCTGAATTCTTATCTGCTGGATTCCAAGTAAGCCATATCTCTGAACCTTCCGCGCGTATAGTCGGAGTTAAAATAGACCAGCTTTCCTCTGATACTTTTTCCGCTTCTTCTACCCAGCAGATTTTAATCCCTTCAATGGACTTGATAGACTCCTCCACATCGGAGCGAATGCCCTTAAAGATAAATTCAGACCCATTTTTTCCCCTAATAAATGATTGTCCCCACTCGAAGTTGGAAGCAAGCCACGGGGTGGACTTTAAAACACTTATCAACTGGCTATGCACTGATTCCTTAATAGAGTTCTGCAACTCCCTAGCACACAATACCCGAATAGGCTCTTGATAAGCACGCACAAGGCACATCAACGCAAAAGAATAACTTTTACCGCTACCACGCCCACCGTATGCCCCACGATAACGACTGCCATCGCTGAAATCAAACACGTTTAGCAGTTTTTCAGGCAGTTTAATCGTTGCTTGTTGCATCGGGCTTAACGCCTTCTAGGTTAATTATTGAGACCTTGCCTTCAACCCTACCGCTTAGGTTGTTGTTCAAATTCTGATTATCCGCCCAACCTTTGGCTATTTTAGAAAGAACGCCCAAACTCGACACAATCCCACGACTCACCAGCTTTTCTTCAATAGCAAAAAATGGAGCTTCTTCTTTTTCTCCGCTTTTTCGTGCCTCTCGAACTTCTGCCCGAAAGTCCTCAATATTTTCATTGTGAACAGCCACCACAGCCATATGGTTGGCTATTACAGACGCTTCCCATACTTGATTAAATTCAGGGTCTTTCAAAGTCCACAAGCAAATGGCTTGAGGGGTAACACCGACAGCTTTAGCAGTTGCCCGAACAGACAACCCTGTTTTTAACAGTTCCAACGCTTTTGCTTTATTTTGTTCTGTTACTTCAGGTTTTTGCATAAAATCCTCTAAAGCTCTTAAGGTGTGCAATTATACTAATTTTACCTACTGCTTACCAACGCACCCCGAGCATGGTTTCTAATTGCCGTCTATCAACGTGTAACAACTGCATCCGACGTGTAAACGCCGTTCTCAAATCACGAACACGCTTATTTACGCTAAACGCCGTTTGTTCAATCGTGTAACCCTTCTTAAGCAACGCAACCGCCTTGCCTAGCAACGGTGTTAACGGCGGTATGATTGGCACGCTTTCAGGCAAATTCCCATTAACAACCATCCACTTAACGGCGTGGTGAATTTTGCAACGGGGTTGATTATAGCCATATGCTACAAGGCTACATTGTTGGCAGTTATACTGCACTGCAAGGCACTCTTTTGCTTGTGGTGTCCATTCCAAAATCATTATAGCCCCTTTATTTAAACGCTATACCTACTATTTAATTATTAACTTATCTGTTTAATAAATCAACCCCTCCTTTATTTAGATGAGCTTCATAGAAAGTATTGACAATGTATATATTCAATGCTATGATGTATACATGGATGAGGGAAGCGGTTCTCTCCCAAACAAAGAAGGAATTAAAAAAAAGATGACTATCATTGTTGAAAAATTAAACCAAGTTCCAACCCCTTATTTTCATAATAAGTTTTTTTATGCGATTAGGACTGATGAAGCTATAGATGCAACACAAGCAACAGAATTTTTAGTAAATGAACTTAATAAGATTGCAAAAAGAGGCGTTAAAAAATCAAAAAGTTTTTCAAATATGTTTGAAGTAACCCAGTTAGCTCATAAAAAACTAGAGTCGAAATTACAAAAGTTATTAACAAAGGAGGCGTAAGCCATGTACTACGTATTTGAGACCGACGAAACAAGCCATGAAGTAATGCAGTCAATTTATGATTACATTGACGAAAACTCCGATGATGACAGCTTGTTATTAGAGGCTTCCCCGATGGGTGAGGCTTGGTTTTTAAACGGGGCTGGCGATGATGAGGAGTACCACGCTTTAGACCGTGCTAGAGAGGTTGTGGGTTGGTCTACGTTTAACCATGTAGTGGTAGTTGATAGCGATGATAACAGTTTTATAACCATAGAGAAGGAGGCGTAAGCCATGAATGATACTGTTGATTTAATTGTTGAATATATTTGGCTTGATGTTAATCGACTGATTGACATCAAAGAAAAAGCTTTGTTGTCTGCTGATACCATCGGTCAATTAGGGGCTTATGGCAGAGGCATTTTGTACACGAAAAAAGAGTTTAAGGCATATCTATTAGAAAACCAATGGTTGATTGAAGAATTAACAAAGGCTATGCCATCCGAAGCATTAAAGGAGGCTAGCTAATGCCGTTTGAAAAAGGACATCAAAGTTATAAGCACGAGACGCCATGGGTTAGCGGTAAAGGGGTTAAGTCTACCAAGGTGTTACCCCCCGCACTTATCAAGGCGTTTAATGGAACCACGGAGGGAGGTAGAAAATTTGGTTTATTGTGCGAACGGTTGGCAATGATGCCACAATCAGACCTTGATTCAATTTATAAATTTATAGACAACTTAAAAAACTAACAATCCCAATAATCCACCAACGCCTCCACACGGGGCGTTTTTTATTGCTTTGGTGGAATATGCCTAAAGCCCCTGTTTCGCTTTACTACACCGCTAGAAAAAAGCTTAGAATTAGTCTTCACTGTTTCCAATCAACCAAGCGATACCCTTCCAAGCTTTTTTCCGTTCTTTGTTGAATGCTTTTCTATCCACTTCCTGCCCGTTGGGTGGGTCTAGGTTGTGAATAACATCCGAGTGTTCACGGTGGAAGGTATCCGTTACGGTAGCCAGTGGAGAGCTTGCCTTACGCCCGATGTGATGAAGATTGACGTGCAAGCCGTCTGTTCCTATCGGAGCTTTGCCTTTAGCCATGCGTGCTAGGTTTTCTTCGGTGTGTTCAAAACACGCTGGGTTGACGTGAACGGTTTTTTTAATTGCTGGTATGCCAATGGCTTGAAAGATGCTCATATAGCCATTATATCGGTGTTTTGTGATGGTTTTGTGAAAAAGTTTAATGGACTAATGGGCTTAATGGGCAAAAACATTAGCCCATCTTCTAAAGCCAGTGATAGCAACGTTTTACGCCGATGGACTTAATGGACGAGTCAAGATATGGTAGATATATATTTCAGTTAATAGAATAGGGGGAAAATATATAAATAAATATAATAGTTTATTATTCTATACCCATCTAGTCCATCTAGTCCATCAACCTTAAAGCCAGTGATAGCAATACTCTTAATCGACTAGTAAAAATTGAACTTTTTTAGTCCATTAGTCCATCAACTAGTCCATTAAAAAACTTTAAATATACTACAAATAGATGATTACTAAGTGGTTTCTACTGTGCTATACTTAAAGTGCGAAGATGAGGAATGGTTATTTTTTAGTTTTAACTTGAGGCGAAAGCCTGCCCCCTCCAAACCTTTCCTGCCTTCGCAAGCATTAAAAGGAGGGGGTTTTTTATTTTCTGAAAAGGTATTATGAAAAGGTTTGTAAGTGAAAAGGGTTTAAGTGTGCATAAGAGACTTGAAACAATTGTAGATTTACTTTCAAAAGCAGACCCTGAAAGTGGGAAGCAATTGGTAAGGGCTTTCTTTATCGACGAGCTTTTTCAGTTTCTTGGCAGAACGCAATGCTTGTTTTTGACTGCAACGTTGCCTTATTCAACGTTGCCACTAACTACTTGTATGTTTACCGTAGCACCTACAGGTGGCGGTAAGTCGAGAATTAAAACATCATTGGGGTATATTTTCAAAGAATACCAACAGGCGTACAGTAGGGCTTTGCATGACAAACTCGGTAAGTACAATGAGGGGGTAGAAGCTGAAGCTATTGTAAAATTTGGGGATAACGATAAGCAAGCAAGCAAGCGTGATGCTTATTTTAAGGCGAATAGCATAAACGGTTTTGTAAGAGTTAATGACCAAATAGGGACGAGCCAAGGCGTAGCTCAAGCCGTAAACACAATGAAGCTTTTGAGGCTTGGTAGTTATTGCCACCGTTTTGATGAGTGTGCGAAAACCATTGTTTCAAGCAATCAAAACACAAGGGATTTTTTAGAAAATTTATTGTCTTTTACAGGTGGGGCTACCACTATTGGGCGAACTATCAAAGGTGAAGTCCTTGAGCTTGACGCAACAGGCGTATCGTTTAATATTCACTTTTTTGGAAATGAAGAACCACTAGGTGAAAACCCTAGGAACTTAAGCATATTCAGAGCGTTTTTAAGAGAAGGGTTTTCTCGTAGATGCTTTTATACTTACATTAAAGAACGTCCTAGTTATACTCGTGAAGATATGGACGTGGTACCCGATGAGAGCAAGTTCAATTCTTTTTCTAAGCATTTTTTGAATGAGTTTAATAGATTGATGCAATTAGAAAATAAGGTTTTTACTTTTACGGACGAGGCTAAAAAGTTTTTAAAAGATTACAAGTTTGATAATAGATTACCAACAGGCAATGTAGATGCTGATAATGAACGTATCGACCATGTTTTTAAGTGTCAGAAAATGGCGTGTGCGTTGGCGTTTTTAGATAAAACCTTTTTAGTTGATGAGGGGCATTGTATCTCTGCGATGCAGTATGTGCAAGAGTCGGCAAATGCCTATTTGGAGCTACTAGGAAGCATCCAGCGTAGTGTTCAATCAAAAACAGATACTTATCCATTACAGATTTTTGAAGAGCTTTCACAAAAAGGTACATTAACTAAGAAGCCGTTGCTTAGAAGCCTTCACCCTTCACCGCAAGGGCAAAGTTCAGAAAAATGGGAGTCTTATATCGCTGATGCTAGTAAATTTGCAGAGGAAGAAGGGTTTTTTTTAATTGCTGAACCCACTAAGAACGGCAGGGGGATGCAATACAGACTAGAAGAGATGCAGGAAACAACCAACGCAATGGTTACTTACTCCATTAAAGCCCCTGATGTTCTTGAAGAACCTAAAAGATGCCTTGCAAAGGGGTATGAAGTTATGACTACTTCTTTTGAAGATTTTACTTTATTGTCGTCATGCCTTCACGTTTCCCCAGCTATATTTAAAGACGGGCACCGCTCAACGGATAATGTGGAATACTTAGGCAACCTAGCGTTTTTTGATATTGATAACGAAGTAACAACAGACGCTATGCTTACCATCGAAGACGCACAACGCCGTTTGTTTGGCTACCAAGGCGTTATTATTGAGTCAATGAGCAGTACAATCGAACAACCCCGCTTTAGAGCGGTGGTTGTTCTTGATAAGCCTGTTAAAGGAATTAGCAAAGAAAGCTACAAGCAAGTATTAAGCAACATTGCAAAGCATCTAGGTATAGATGGAGCAATAGATAAGGCTTGTATAGAGCCAGCTAGATACTATGCACAAACTGCTAGAGAAGCAGGGAAGGGTGTTTACTACTCCAATATGTATGGAAAGCCTTTAGAGTGGGAAGCGTTTCTAGGCGTCAATCCTAGCATTAGCAAGCCTACTGTTTATTCAAAGGGTACGCTTGATTTTTCACAGGATGAAGTAAAAAGACGGTTCCATAAAGCCGTTCAAACGTCTGTTAAAAAATACTGGAGAGAGGGAGTTCGCAACAATCTTGTTTATTATTTAGCAAAACTAGGAAGGGAAAAAGGTATTGTTGACCTAGATATAAAACAGATGATTGACAACGAAACAAGCAACAGTGGTTTACCACTTTTACCCAAAGAACTTGAAGTTACTATTGCCAATTCAACTAGATATTAAGGAGAATTTTTGTGTTGTTTAACCTTTTTAAAACAAAGAAAAACCTTCAAAGATTCCACTCTGATATTTGCAAAAAAATTGATAATAAACGAGTAAAGTTAGAATTTGAAAATAACAGCTGGATTGCTAAATTTGATGAAGATAAAGGTGTTTTAGTGCTAAACCACTATAAAAAGTGTTATATACCTTTAATTAGTTATTACGAAACAGCACTTAAAAAAGTTGTTAAAAAAGATATTATTGTTAAAACAGATATGTATTATGAATGATTATTAACCGCATTTCAAGCGGTTTAAACGTTACCGTTACCGAGAAAATCAAGTAGGAGATTGAAAGATGAGCCAGTTTATAGTTGTTAAAAATCCAGTCAACGTAGATATGGAAACAAAACCTTACACTGAAAAAGCAATTTTTTTTACTAAAGATATTAAAGAGGTTTACCATTATCAAGAAGAAAATAGTAATAGCACTATTGAATTTAATGATAATTCTTTAGTAATGATTGAAAACACTATTGAAGATATAACCGACCAGCTGAAAGGGCAATAGATGATGACTAATTACATTAAATCAACGGTAAAAGACCTACCAAAGAAGAAAGTAAATTTAGATACAAAAGACAAGCCGACAGCTATTGCAGAATGGTTGAGAGATTGGCTTATTTCAAGACAAAAAAATGGAAAGATTTCAGATAACCATCTTTTACCATTAAAGAAAGATATTGCTGATTATTTAGGTACTAGCATAGGAACGGTTCAGACCGCAGTTTTAAAGTTACAGGATGATGGGCTTGTAATTGGAATGCAACGCATAGGGTCTATAGTCTGCCCTTTATATGTTGATATTGATATTGATGTTAATAAAAACCGCTATTTGAAGCTTTCGTCTAAAAGAGATTCTGCTATTAGTGTTTTAAAAAAATATATTATCAATAGCAATATGCAAGTAGGCGATAGCCTCCCTTCAGCTAGGGATTTAGCAACTTTAATTGGTGGGGGAGCTAGCAATGTTAGGTTAGCCTTAAATTATTTAACAAAGCAAGGTATTGTTGTTTCAAAAGGGGGTAGTAGTAAAACAGGTGGCTGGAAGTTGGCAGTTTTACCAGTTCTTAATGAAGATACAGATTGCTCAATGGTTGTTAGAAGTGAAAGTATGGTAGCTAAGCTAACCCCATTAGTTGAAGCTTTTTTATTAGGAAATTACAAACAAGGTGAAAGAATACCTTCTTTTAATGATTTAGCAACTATTTTTAATGTCTCTATTAAGACAATTAGCGATGCGATTGTTTTGTTGCAACAAAAAGGTTTCCTCTACAGTAAAAGAGGAAGGCATGGTACTTTTTTGTCTAACGGTAGCTATCAGCCCGCAACCGATTTTTACCATTATGAAAAAGCTTTAGAAAAATTAAAAGCTTTATTTGCCAATGATTTAAACACAAAAAGCCCTGTTAAAACAAAAGAACTTTCTGATTTAATAGGTTTTCATTACATGACAGTCAGAAGAGCTTTGTTGCATTTAAAAAAAGAAGGTTTAATTTCTTTTGTTCGTGGCGTAAAAGGCGGTGTTGTTGTGAACAACAAGGAGCTAATATGCTAACCCTTAAATTCCCATTCATACCACCCACGGCTAACCACGCACAGAAAAGTCGTATCGTTAAAGGTAAGGGTAAAGCTCCCTTTATGGTTCGATACAATACGCCTGAATACAACGCTTTTAAAGCCAATGTAGAAAGAGAGCTAGGGAAGTTAAACGAAGCCACTAGGGCGGAGCTAATAGCCCTAATGCAAGCCCCACACATGATGTTTATGACTATTGCCAGCCCTAACGTCCTGAAAAAAAACGGAACAACACATAAAACTTTTGGTGATAGCGATAACAGGGAGAAAGTAGGGGCAGATGCTATTTACAACGCACTTGGTACTAATGATGCTTACGATTACATTCCAGTAACCAACAAAACCGTAAGTGATGACACCTACACGCAAGTTAGTTGGTTACCGTTTAAAAGCTGGAAGGAAAAAGATTTTATTTTAGTTGACCATATTAGAGACGTAGTGGAAGGATTGTAAGATGCAACAAGATTTTACATGGCTAACCACTAGGCAAGTAGCCGACCAATTGAAGGTAACGCCAGCAACAGTGAGAAGGTGGATTAAACGGGGTGAATTACCAGCCAGTGATTTATTGCCGTATTTAATTTGGAACAAGGACTTGGACGCATTTATTGAGGCACGGATAGAAGCAATTAGAAAGAAAGCAGGTAAGTAATGAAGCACGCAGGATTGATACAGATTTATTTAACAGAAGACACACAAGAACCGTGGGTAGCTAGAGTCATATCCGAATTTAGCCTATATTCAACTGGCAAAACCCCCATTGAAGCAATGCAAGGGTTAATAAAAGAGGCTATCCCTTGTTATATTGAAGCCGAACAGTTGGCTGGTAATAATGTTAGTAAAGTGTTAATAGATTTGTTTAACGATTTATACGTTTGCTATTCCCCTACATTTGGGGGTGGAGAAAGTAAGTAATGAAAACACACGTTTTAATGTTTAATATAGCCGTAAAAACTGAGGATGACCGAGTTATTACTAAAGAAGAAATTGAAGCCTTAGAAGCCCTTATTAACCATTCTTTAGGAAATATCGGTGTTGCCAAGTTCGCTAATAACGTAACGGCTGATTACACACATGCAGGGATTATTAACCAGCATCTACATCAAACAGAGGACTAAATAAATTACTTATTGACAACATGATTAAAAGGTGTTACTCTAATTACATAAGCAAACGAAACGAACGAACGAAAGAAACACCCAATGGATACACCTCAAGAAGTTATTAGCAGCTTACTTTCCCCACTGTTTACAGATATTAAAATCAGTGAACTAATGGGGTTTACACATTTTCAAGTTTACAGTCAATTTAAGATTGGTAAATTCAAAAATAACAAATTTAAGAACTTAGCTCTTTTGTTGTTTAACGTTGAAGACAAGATACCGAAAGAACTGTATGATAAACTTTACTTAGAATTGAAGCCGTTTATACCAGCACCAACAAGAGCTGAAACTGCTAGGTTCTTACACTTCCTTTACGCAAACAACGCATTTGATGCCATCCCGTTTTTAATTGGTGAGTTGAAAAGCAAATAACAGAGAAACTACATCGTGGCAGTGTTACATGACTGCCCTTTTTCTAAAGCTAGCCCCATTAGGCACATATCCCTTAGTAAGAATACGCCTAGTGGACGCTGGTTTTAAAAAGAGGTAACGCATTACCCCTTTAATGGATACACAGCATTGATATCTTATCCCCCTACAGGTTAAGGTGCTTATAACGTTTAATGTGGTAGCCAAAAAACTACCAGTGTATCCGCTAAATAGGTAACAAAACAAATAACCATTACGCCATTATGTGGTCAAGCGTTATTTGTGTTGCTTTGTACATTGACAATTGAAGTATTTTAAAATCCATTGATACTACCGCACCGCCTTAGGAATGCGGGTCAAATCTTATCAATGGTTCGCCCCCTGTTGCGAATACAAAGCAGGGAAGATAGCAGGCAACTGTCTATCATCGCTGGTTGAGATTGCCAGCAGTTGGCAAGTTGAACCCGACTTGCAATCAGAGATGTTGACTCTTAAATAAACAACAGGCTTGCAGGGTGTTAAATCCCTGCCTCTTGCCTACAGTAGAAAACACCACACTGGCAAAAGCGAGCATAGCAAGTAACTAGTGTAAAAGAACTTAGAGAGGGTTGGTGAAGCCTCATTAAAAAGAAACCGTGGATGTTCGGTGGGTAAGGTTCGGTGCAAGGCTTTGCTTTCTTCTGTAGGCAAGGGAAACCTTGCAACCAATAGAAAAGTCAGGGTATCTATTCTGCAATATAGTGTGACAGCTTAGTAGCATAGATGCCTTTTTTTTGGAGGAAACATGACGGTTGAAATAGCGATTAAAAAACACCCCTTTGATACTTACCAAACAATCGCTAGCTTTACTTCTGAATACGATGCGGAGGATTATGTAGAGAGCCACTTTAAAGGGTGGAAGCAAGATAAAAGCTCTAAACATTGTATTCAACGCTGGATAAGTAAGAAGCTAGTCAATGGTTGCCAGTCAGTCATTGTAAAAGATATGATTAGAAAGGAAAAAGAAGCATCTATTTACGCTTACAGACGAAAAAAGTAACGGTATCCACCAAACGTATGAACTAAACAGTAAAACTAAACTTTCCCCATTGAATACCGATATAATGAGTATGAAAGGAAACAAACAACATGAACAAAACAAAAACCTTGATTTCAGTTTACGGTACCGTCCTAGCCTACTTAATTTTTGTTTTTACTTGGTGCTACGGTGTAGCCCACGGAACAATGTTATCCCCTTGCGGTGGTAACGACCCTAGGACAACCGCACCGTATTCTTTATCCGACTGTAAAGACCCACTAACTTTTTTACCTTGCACATTTACCACTATGGATAAGAACTACAAAGCCCGATTAAAGTACAATGAAGAATGTATCGAACGCCCAGTAAAACAGAAAGGTAACAACTAATATGATGACTTACGATAAAAGTAAATGGACGACGCAACCTCAAAAACCAAAGCCTCAAGAGAAGCCAAAGCCCGAAAACATTAACTTAAACGCTTTTACTTGGTCTAATAACGTACTTGATAAAATCGCCAACGCCGTGAAAGGAACAAAGCCTAATGGAAATTAGAGAGAATCTTTGGCAAGCCTTTATTGGCTTTTCAATCGTGCTTGCTTTACCTTTAATGTGGTTTTTTCTGTAGGAGGCTAGATGGATTTTTCACGATTAAACATTGCCCTTTGGAATCATTACAAAATTCAAGACAAACAAGCGGAGATTGCCCATGTTAAACAACAACTTTCATCCCCACCCAAAGCTAGCACCAGTACCACAACAGGTAATGGCTCAAACCCCAGTGCCAACAGTGAAAAAGGAACACAAGCCAACAGAAGCCCCAGTGCCACACCCAAAGCACTTTTTTAATGTTCTTAATACTGGTTCTGAAAACGAACAAAAATCTTGGTTGATGTAGGTTAAGTATGAAACTATTTCAAATAACACACAATTCCCCCGTAGGCGTTAAATTAACCGCCGAAGTGATAGCTCCAACCGCCGATAAAGCGGTTGAAGCTTTCTATAAAGGTCAAGTACGAACTCAAGAGGTAGAGCGGTCTACTTCTAACAAAGACGAATTTATCATTCAAAGGAAGAAGGTTTAAAATGAACTTATTAGAAATTGGCGAATACATGATTGGTGAACCAGTTTATGAAGTGAAAGCAAGCCCACGGCTTGATTTTTCAAAACCATTAAAACACGCATATGATATTGTTTACCATGGTTTTGAGTTTTGTAGTGGTTTTGACTTTTTGCGAAACTACCCAGTAGTTGCAGATGAATGTGATTATACAAAAGCTTTGGGAGAAGCCATTAAACACAAAGAGGGTCTTTACTATTGCCTTATTAAAAACGGCGTTATTTTTTCAATGCAGTATGTGCGATGTGAAAGCCAAGTGCGGATGGTGGAGGATTAACCAATGTGTACCGTAGCAGACCTTGAACGAACAGCACTATCGCCACCCGAACATAACAACACCGAACACCCCTTGTGTGATGAGTGCGGTTGTTCGTTTACCGATGAGAACTTTTGTAGCTATTGTGGAGACGAACTGCTTACCGAAGAAATAACCATTGAAGTAGGGGGAGAAACTAATGCAAGCGATTAAGATTGATTACTTTGATAATCACGGCGATAATCAAGACCAAGAAAACAAAGGTAGATTGTACGCTAGAAACTGTATTTTTGAGTTAGGTATTTTTTATAATCATAGAATTAACACATTAAGGGCTATAGAGATATTAAGAGAACAGGCAAACAATGCAAATTGGGTAGGTAATACAAAGTCTAACTTTTGGTTCGGTACTGGCTTCCTAAACGAGCTTTACTTTATTGAAAAGCAAGTAGAACAAGAGCAACAAGACCAACAAATGGAAGCTTATAGAGCTTTAATTAAACGTTGCCATGATAAAACAGCAGTTACTCATCCTCAAGATGCTAACTTTATTGCTACGCATCCCGATGCTACCGTTCCACCACGCTTTAGAAAGAAAGGTTAGGTATGAACGCCACAGCTTTACTCGAACGCCCTGTTGAAGCCGTTGTGTGTTGCAAACACTGCAACTCTCCCATGGTTCAATATGAATCACTTTACGGTAGTTTTTCATTGCTTGAAATGGCAGTTATGCCATCTTATGAGATGATGGAAGAATGCAGTAATCCCGAATGTATCAGTAACAACCCAACGGAGACCCCATTCTAATGGAATTACAAGAATTAGCAGATGATTACGCCAAGTACAAAACAATGAAGGCAGAGGCTGAAAGACAGTTGAGAGTTATTGAGCCTAAACTGTTAGCTTTGTTGAATGAACCAGTCAACAATAGCGATAACTCATACACGGTTAAGAAGGTTCAAAAAGAAGGGAACTGGACTCCTACAGCCGATACTATAGCTTATCTTAAAGGGTTGCCACTAGATGAGCTTGAGCCGTTTATTAAACCAAATGCTAAAAGCATTAGAGACAACCTATCAAAAGGTAACGCTACACACTTACTAACAACTGGTTATTTCCCAGTTAAAGATAGCCTAGAGCTTGAGGGGTTACAAAATGACTGCTATTTATGATAATGAAACACCCGACGCTAACGAGTGTTTTGCAAAGTTTATCAAAGCAAAAAAAGCTTTTGGTAAAACTGTTAAAAACGCAACTAACCCACATTTTAAAAATAGGTATGCTGATTTATCTTGTGTTTTAGAAGCAGTAACAGACTCATTAAATGAAAATGGGTTAATGGTTACTCAAATTGGCGAAAAAGTAGAAGGCGATTTTGTTATTAGAACGATGGTGTTTGATGAAAATGGACACTCTATCGATTTTGGTATTACTCCAATTAAAACAACAAAGGACGATGCTCAAGGCTTTGGTAGTGGCTTAACATACGCCCGACGGTATGGATTAATGACCGCATTCGGCTTAGCTCCTGAAGATGACGACGGAAACCTTGCTAGTGTTGCTCCATCTCAAAAAGATGTGTTAATTGCACAGGTTAAAAAATTAGGTAATGAATGCCTACAAAAAGGCTATACAACGGAGGATGTTCAAAAAGCCCTTTTAGGTGTTCCCTCTGCCGATTTATCAGAGGCACAGGCAACTAAAGGCGTTGAAGCGTTACAGGCACTAATACAAGCTAAAAAGGTATAAAAAATGTCAATTACAGTTAAGGGTAAAGTTGTAAAATTAACGGTAAAACAATGGAATGACGGTACTAGTACCACTCAATTTTCATTAGCAGTTTATCAAGGTAAAGTAAAAGGTGAGATGGACGAACAAGGTAAGCCTGTTTATTGTCCTACTCTATGGTTTAATGTTTCAGCGAAAAGCGATATTGCTATACCACCGCTTAAAGATAAAGATGAAGTATGGGTAGATGGTTGGTTTGGTGGAAAACGCCTAGCAAACGGCAGTATATGGATAACGTTAAATGCTAACGCTATTTCTTTAGCAGTTAATAATCAAGTTGCAGATAGCGAAGAAGTACCTTTTTAACTTTGTTACCTGAATGGATACGGAGGGGATGCGATTACCCCTCCTTTTTTTACCCAAAGGAGATAATTTAATGAACTTTATAGAACCAACCTCAATAAAAACAGTAACCCCTACTGAACAGCTAGCAGACCGTGTGCAGTTGCTTGAAGAACAGCTTTGCATACTTACTACCATGTTCCTTGATTTACAGCTAACCACACTTACGGATGACTCCTCTAAGCTCCAACGGCTAGAACTGATTGCACAAAACAAAGACCTAAAAGACAATATGAGAAAACGATACTACAACAAACAAACGGCATCTAAATAAATTACTTGTTTATACCCTCATTGTATGTTAGTATCTAATTAAGGAAGGAAACAAAACAAATGGTAACACTTGCACCTGAAGAAGGTATCGCCCTAGGGGTTTTATTTTTATTTTTAATAGTTCTTGCAATAAGTTGTGTAGACGAATTTAGTTAAGGAAGGAAACAAAACAAATGGATTGGTTTAACTCGTTTTTATTTTACAAATACTACGCTAGTGTTCAAGCAGTAGGATGGGTATTTTTTGTAGTTAGCATTTTGGCGAATGAATATGCGACACAAGCAAAGAATAAGTTGTTTCAAAATTTTTTTACGGACATTGTAGTTTTTACCGTACTTCTTTTTGCAGGCACTGGTTTTGTTCATATGTGGATTCAATTTTTTTAATAGAAAGCAGGTAAGTAATGCCAAGCCCTAAAACGATTAAAGAATTACTAAAGCTGAAGCCTTGTCCTTTTGAAGATGGGCAAATAATCACAGCTAAAGAATTTGATTATGCTAATGATAACGACTTAATTCATCGTTGCTTATGGCACAATGCACACGATTATGTTTATAACTCTTTTGGTCTTGAGTGGGAATATCCCTATTTAAAACCCTTCAAAATGCCCGATGGCTACTACCACCTACCGCCCAACAAACAGCTTGGGTTGCCGTTGGGGGAGTGGACGTTTGAAGAGCTTGAGCCGTTTATTAAGACATTGGCGTTTGGAACCTTAAAGGAATATACGGGCAAATCCAGTATTGCCGAGCTAAGCAAAGGTGGGTGTCTTCTTTTGGATGATTTACATTCTTGGCACGAAGACCCTTGGAAAATCTGCATAAAGAAACAACCCCCTAACCTTTACAACCCACTAGACCCTAAAGAAGAAATGCTAAGGGAAGATAATAGTGCTAATGAAGAACAACCAGCAAAGGAAACCGAAACAATGGAATTACCGTGGCGGGATATTAGTACAATAGAAGAGTGTGGAATAGGTTTGCCTATTTTTTGTTGTACCGATGACCATGAAGACCCTCATTATTACATTTACGAAAAATCTAAGGATATAAAGTTTTTTAAAGAACACTACAACTATTGGATGCTAGCACCTAAGTTAGCACCATTACCAAACCCCCCAGCGGTTGAAGTGCCTGTTGAGCCTGGAAGGGTTAGCGTGCAGGAGTTTGCAAAAGCCCCTTTAGGCAAGTGGTTTAAGCTAGGAAGAATGCAATACAGGGCGTTTGTTGAAGAAGATGACTACGCAAAAGAATGTATATCGGTTAGAGAAATTATCGAACAAAATGACCTAATATACGCCACCGACCCAACGGCGTGGTTAGCACACAAAGCAGAACAAGAAGGGAAGAATTAGAGATGACAAATAAATCAAATAGCTTGAAAAAATGGACGACCAAAGCAGGGTTAGAAGCAGAGGTAGTTTATTATCCGCCTCAACACCACGCCTTAGGAGCTTGGCATTGTGGTTATGTTCAAGTGCCAGTGGATAGCCCTCTAAATGGGGTTGACTTCATGGACTCCTCATTGAAACGTGTAGAAGTGCATGGTGGACTAACTTTTTCAGGAAGAGACAAAGAAGGGCTATGGTGGTGTGGGTTTGATACTAACCATTACCAAGATTCAGTATTTGAGCAACACCAAGAATTCGTCGAAAACCAGTGCGAAAAGTTAGCGTTACAGTTAAAAACCTTAATTGACAAACAAGAAACCAAGGAGGCACAAACGAGTGATGACAGCGTTTTTATTTAGAAAGTATTTTGCACTTATAATATTGCCATGGGCTTGGGTACTAAGAGTATTGCTTTATATAGCTCAATCAGTATCCTATAACCTAGAAGCCAGCTTTAGCTACTGTATGGAAGCATCAGACAGTGCTTACTTACACGCTTTAGACCTATTGAGAGAAGGCTACAAAGAAACCAAGGGGGGACAAGCCGATGAAGACACCTGAAACCGTTACCCTCATTGATTTAGAGGGGAAGCCAATAGAGCTTTTTAAAAGTAATTGCAGTCTTTTGAACGAAGACGTAAAGGATAAAATCGTTTTATTGGACGTAATAAAGAACAAACCCATTATCTATTTTGAGTATTTACACGCAATTATTAACACCATTTACTATCAAGATGATACTGTCGTTTCAGTAGACCTTTGCCGTAATATGTATCCCTTTGAGAACGGTAGTTTAAAAGGTGAATACGATAGACAAGAAGGTATACAGTTAAAAAATCTCATCAACGACCAGCTAACCTTCATCCGCAACGGGATGTGGGAGACCCTAGCCATCTACCAAACCACGCTAGGGCGGTACTGGGAAGTGCCGTGGTATAATTCATTCCACTTTAACTTTGACCTACCTATAGTATATGAGCTGTGTGAGACCGCTAGACACGATTACATTTCTTGCAAGAAAGATAGGGTAGGCAAGTTAGTTTTTGTGCCATGTAATAGGCACGGATACCCAATAGGAGATGATGTTTTAAGTGAATCCAAGTTTGTTAAGCAGTTTAGCAGAGTAAGACCTAGTGCAAATTGGTTTTTGAGCCACTACCACAAAGTTTTCAGCAAGCTAACACCGTATGAAGGAGAATCACCTAATTAAACTACTTCATTGGTTACTTCACTTAATTTTAGATTTACAAATCCCCGCCATTCTAGGGATGTACCTAGGGTGGTTAATACAAAAGAAAGCAAAAGAAGAATGTTTAACTTTTTTAAAGAAAAACAACAGCCCGAAGATGGAAGCGAATCAACCGCTAAATCAGAACAAAGCTACGAAAAACGAAGACTCCACTACGAATCAATAAAAACGATTACGGTAGACGAATTGAAAGAACTACAAGAAAAAGCAATGCACCCTACTGTTGCCGTAAAGCAGTTGGAGATACTACATGAACAAGGACTTAACGATTTAAAGCAGTACATCGGTGAAATTACTATAATAGAATATGATGTTGATAAGGCTTTAAATTCAGTCGGTCTAAGGCTAGATAGAGACCTTAGATACTGTAGAGAGTCAAGTACACCAAATGTTTATGGTTTGATAGAAACGTTTTTGTCTCATGTATTACAAAATAAAAAACAAAATCTACCTGAAGTAAAATCTTACAATCAGCATAATTTTATTTTAGAAAAAGTAACAAGTAGAATCGCATCAGGTGATTTAATTGTAGAATGTGTGAAAGGAGAATCGACGGATGATAACAAAGTTCATTCTTGTTAATGGTACTAAGGTATCAGGAGAGTTTAAATACTGTTGGTGGAGGGCTTGCTACATTGCAAAAATAGCAATGTATACCTTTCCTACAACGCAAAAAATCGGAGGTATACTATCTCGGGATGGGTGGAGAGGAGGCGGTGCTGATGCTACAGCGTATTATTTAAACAATGTAATACTAACTAACCAGTATAATACCGAAACAGTTACCAATGTTAAAATCCCTCGTACTGCCGTTTTGCTTATTTCAGAATAAGGAGTCAACCACCTAATGAGAATCGGTAAAAATGGATATATTAGAGGCTTCTACGACCAAAGCAACCCCAATAATACAGGCAAAACAGTAGAGGTATTCTATACGGATGAAGAACAAGGAACACCTGAATGCCACGACGATGACGAAGAAACGGAGCAAGCACCAAATGACCTCACTGGAGATTAGACTATATTGCGGTTTATCCCTTCTATTTAGCCCTTGAATTCTAGCTAGTATATTAGTTAATGAATTAGGACAGCCACATTATTTTAAAACAATCCCCTGTTTTATTGAAGTAATAGGCTGGTTTATTTACGGATTATTCATAGGCAAAGAACACCCAACATTAAAGGATGTGAAGAAAGAATATGACCCCAAATAACGAAGTTAAAGCCCCACGCCCCTGTACGCTACCGAAAGAGTGGAAGGGCGAAAGAACTTTTAATATCTACAACTTCACAGAAATAGAGTATATTTATGAGAGGTCGGATTATTGGACACCTGATTGTGATGTATGTGGTTCTATTCGTATAAATGTTTACATCAAAACGAATGCTTCTATTGACCCTTTTAGGCATACACAATGGTACGATAAAGAAAAAGATGCCATCAAAGAAGCTCAATTGTTCTCAATGGAAGTCATCCGAGCCATCGCATCCGCCCAGCGTCAGTGGCTTAAAGCGAAATGGTTTCAGTTTGTGGATGGGGAAGAATACGAAATACTTAGTAAAGCTTATGAAAAACATATAGATACAGTATACAATGCTACGGCTTCAGACTATATACTAGCCTTCAAACCCATTAGCGATTCACAAGAAGCGTGGGACGCAGTAGCACATGTTGAAGTGTGGGAGGGTTAAAGATGCAAACATTATTATCTTGCCCAATAAATTTTGCTTTAACTAATATTGAAATTAAGTATAACGGAATTTTAACAGCTGATTGTATCGGTAATCTAATTCAAATGTTACAGTATGCACAAAAATTACGCCCTACCCGCCAAGAATATGAATTAAGATTATTTACATTTTTTATTACGATGTTTAAACTAGGAGCAAAGATAGAATATGTGGTTTGATGAGGAGTGCGAAACGATGATGCGATATGCTGAAATAAAACAAACGCTAATTGAGAACTTTCATACAAAAGAAGAAAAGGCTAGATTGATAAAAGAACTAGACGGTATTGTTCGCAAGATGGTTAAAAGAAAAGAAACACCAAAGACTGTATACCCACTTATGAACAGTAAACAAAAACAGAAATTGGAGGGTTAGTGATGCTTATCGGCTATCGTCGTTTACAACACGCATCACCTAACGAAATAAGAAAGCATGCTTTATATGGCGTTTTTGTTCCTTTTTTCTGTATTTTGATGCTACCTATAGGATTGCCTATTGCATTTTTTTTGGGTATTTTTCGGCATACCGTAGAATTGTTTACCGAGCTATTGGAACAAGTAGGAGATGTTATTGAGAATATTGCTTATTTTTTAAAAAGCCCAAAAAACAAGATTAAAGACTACCTAGAACATTCTCAAATGTTAATTACAGGCAAACTACCAAACCGTATTATTAAAGAGCTTGAAGAGGAAGATAGCTAATGACACGCAAACTAACGGATGAGCAGGTGAAGTACATTAAAGAAGACCTAAAAGTGTCTTGCAATACATGCAGAATACGCTTACTGCAATCCAAGGTAGAAGAAGATACGTGGCATATGATTGTTATTGAAAAACCTAAACATGGTAGAGATGACAATAGAGTAGTTAGAACAACTTTTGGAGAAAATAACTTTGAAACAGCCGACGAAGCCATAGCCTACGCCGAACACCTACTTAACCAACACTATTGCTGGCTACCCCAACAACAAAGTTGGATTACTAGCGGAGAGCTTTACAACTTTGCTAACAATGGGGCTAATAAGGTGCTGGAGCTGATGCACTTGGCTTATGCTAGTTATTGGGATGAAAGAGAAGACGTTTGGTACACTAGAGAATGTATTTGGAATGGTCAAACTAGCATAACTCAACAGATAGGAATGCCGACAAGCGAAGAATGGAGTAAAGGCATAACTATTCACCCCGAAAGCCCTATTTGGGATGCTGTGAAGGGAGTTGTGTGATGGAGCTAGCAAAAAACGTATGGCATAATATTTCCATGTTACCTCCTTTTCTTCTTAGTCCAATTGTATTTTATGACGATAGCCCACGTTCTGTTTTTAGTGAACGGTGGGAACCGTTTTTAAACCCCTATTTAATTAACAACTACGGTTTAATAAAGAGCGATATCGATTATTGCAAGCGGTTTTCCCAGTTTATGATTCTTAGCAATCCAAATGAGAAAGCAGGTGAATGATGGAACATGATTTATTTGATTATGTATTTTTAGGGATTTTTTGTTTTCCTATTTTAGCAGTTTGTATTTCTTTTGTAATTTTTACTCGGCGTTTATTTAGAAAGTAGGTAAGTAATGGAATCACTACAACAAATTAAAAATGAACACACGGATTACCACACTTACTTAATCGTTGAACAAAGAAAAAAGGCACTTGAAACTTACAACGCTATCCGTGAAAAGCTAGCAGATAAAAAAGACAATGGTAAACGTGTGCAGTTATTACTACAACTTGAAGGAGTTTAGAAAATGACCGCATTAGAAAATGTTAGAAATTTTTTAATTATAGAAATGGCATTAACTGCCATTATTTATTTTGTAAAAGACGGTGAGCCTAGAGGTATATATTCTTTTAAGGAATATATATTTTCTACAATTATATCGTTTACAATCTATTATTTTTGCGGTTTGTTCAGTTAATAAGCTAATAGAAGGAGTTTAATCGATGCTAGAAAAAATACACGGATTAGTGAAAATAGTGCAATGGGTTTCTATAGCAAACTCTTTAGTCCTTCCTTTTTTGCCTTTGTTAGTTTTATTGTCTTTTTCGTTTAGAATCTTTTGCCCTAAAAGTCTGAACGGTTTAGCGGGATTACTTATTATCACATTTGTTGTTTTGTTTTTTGTATTAAGCCATTTTGATAAACACAATGGATTATTTAAATAAGCTAAACCCCCTACATCGTCATGTAAGGGGAGCGGTATTAGCTTGTGGTTCTCCCACGCTTGCCGAGGCTGGAAAGGAAGGAAACAGGAACTCGGCAAGGTGCTATCCCGACAAGGAATAGCTAGTATTAGTATTATAACACACGAAGTTTTGAAAGTGAAGATTGAAACAGACGCAGAGTATAAACTCATATCAAAGCTAGCTTACAATCTTAGTTTTAACGCTCCTTTTGATGGGGTGGAGTTTACGCAAGAAGATATAAACGATTTAGCAGATGCCATTGATGCTTATGATGTTGAACATGGATATGTAATGAATGAGCCATCACAAGAAGCGATAGACGAACACGAAAGGGATAGGAATAATGCCATTTGATGATGAAGATTATAAAGTGTTAGGTATTGAACCACCATCGCAATATGAAGAGCATCGACTTACAGGGGAAATGACGCTCAATGATACCCTGTTTATGGACAAGAGCCGAATGGTTAGGAAGCTCTTTCTCCGTTTTTTAGGCGGGCTAAATTAACGTTACTACCGTTGATGATGCCCCTATTATTCAGTAATGGGGGCGTCATGCTTTAAAACAATAAAGCCCCCTTGACAAAAGGAAAACAAAGGGGCTTTTAGTTAGAAACCTAATTACCTAAACGATTTATAAATATGACGATTTGCGGTAGTCATCTAAGCTTTTATATAGTAACACATCCCTAACAAAAAAACTACCCCTGCTCGTTATCCGAAGAAGAATCACAAGCAAGGGTCTACAGTAGTTTATCATTTTCAGAGCAGTTACTATGAAGTCTAATTTGCGGTTAGAACAGGATTTTATACTAACACATCTTCAAATAAAAATCTACCCATGCCATTGTTGTTTAATTTGCTTCAACCAACGCTTAGCAAACTGCAAAACCGTATCACTTTTACGGCAGGTTTCTTGCACCTTGCTATCTACCACAGGTAGGCAATTCAACGCCGTATAACCGATTCTAGGATTGACGACACGGCTCCGTTTCATAGCATCAGGAAGTATAACTATCGGGTGTTTATGAACTAACAAAGTTTAATTCTCCATCATTAACGGCTAGCTTATAAATCCTAGTGCAACCGCATCTTGTATTGGTTCTAACTCTTTTTGAAGTAACTAGCTTTTTATCTTCAATCAATCGCATCTTTTGGATGACAACCCATTTGTTTAATTCTGCAAGTTCCACAATTTCAGCAATGCTTTTGTAGTCTTTCAAGTGTTCCTTGATTTTTTCGTACAATTCCATATGCGTAAAACGATAACCTCTTTTCATATTATACCCCTTTGTTTTTATTTTGTCCTACAGTGTCCTTTTGTATTATAGACTATTTTCTTTTTGATGGGGGCGTTTTTGTAATAAGCCCCTTCAAATAGTTGATTTCAGCGTCTAATTCATTAACCCTTGCTTCCAACTTTTCAAAAGCAATGAGTTGGGTTTTAATCAATTCGCTAATATGGGAAAGCTCCTGCTGTAAGCCTTGCAATGCTAACGTTACCGCCTTAAAATGCGGTATGCCATATTTCCATGCTAGCCAAACCAAAGCCGTAACCCCCGCGGTTAATAGTAATGCAAACAATGTTGAAATCAGTGCCAATGCTCCACTGCTAGCTATAATCTGTAGTGATTGTACGATTGTTTCGTATAGCCCTAATTGCTGAACCACTGGTACTAACTCTCCTACCATTTTAAAAACTAGCCTCTTTCACTTTTCCGTTAATTATATCTAAATTTTCACCACGCATATTGTAACTAACATGAACCCATGTTTCTTCCAAGATTAACTGGTCATATTGAAGGTTGTTTTTAATCCATTTTGCCAGCTCTTTGTTTGATACTTTAGGGTGCGTAATGTCTACCGCTTCCCCCCTCAAGTGTTGGCTTGTAGTAGAACCTCCTACCGTTTTATTAACGGCAACGCTACGGAATGCACTATTAGGTGAAAACGCCCCAAACTTTGCACGGATAGGCTCAAGAATATGCTTGGCTAATTGGGTTAAGCATTTAATTTGTGCAGGGTTTGGATTGTTGCGTAACCCAGTACTTGTTACGGTTAATTCTTCAAGCGTAAAATTTGGTGTTAGCTTGGTTAGCATGGGGGCTTCCTCATGTTAATAAATCGTCGTTTTGTTTACACGTTGTGCTTGTCATGTAAATAAAAAGGTGTTTTTTGTGTATAAAAAGTATATCAACACACGTTTAATCGGTTTTTTGTGCAAAGAACGTGCAAATAAATAACTCAATAATAATCAGTGTTTCAAGGTTTTTGTTTTTACATTACAAACAAACAAGTGAACAAATAATTGATTAAAGAAAAAGGCGTGAAAGCGGTAAATGCCCCCCCGCCCGAGGACAATGTATCTCTCTTGGTTTACACTTTAGGTTCTGATTTTAAAACCCGACGCTTTAATAATTCTAAAGCATTGCGAACAATACCAACAACAAAATCATCCGTTTTAGATGGTGTTGCCTTAGCCCATGACTCGGCTAATGGTAATAGCTCATCTACTTTTTGTACAATTGTTTCAAATAAACTCATGGTTAGTTACCCTTTCTTATTAAAAGCCGAAAAAGTGCATCGGTGCAAAAGTGGCTAGCTCTTGTACCTCATTTTGGTTTAACTCTTTATCATATAGGAATACACCCGACGCTATACCGTTTAGGTTGTGCAAGTAGTTACCCATTGCCAACTTTGCGTTGCTATCCCATTGAGCTACGTTAGCAAAGCCGATGCGGTCTCCATACCCACCATCAACGTTACCAACTGCACCACCAATTAGAGGCATACCCCATAACCGAGTGGTGCCTTTGCGATACAGTAGGTCTCTAGCGGATAGGCTTGCGTTAGGGTCAAATGCGTTGTTATTCCAGCTAAACACAATCAACATGGGTATTCTATCAGTCATTGGGTTAGATAGGTTTGAGGCAGGGTTGATACGCCCTTCAGGTATGTAGGATTCCCTCCCCATGTGGAGTTTAAGGTAAGCAGGGGTAAACGAATCACCCGTTGTTACTACCCAGTCATTATTGTAGTTTGCTGGGTCTTGGTCGTTAGGGATGGTTTGGGTTGCACCAGCTGGTACGGGTAGACTCCAACCTGTAGCATGAGATGGTTGCAGGTACTTAGTAACGGCTTGCAATGAACCCGCTGCGTTAGCATCGCTTAACCCTGTTAAAGAGGTTACGCCGTTCACATCTTTAGAAGAATGTGCAGCTGTCATACCGCAAACTGTAAGGTGATGTGTGGTTACCCCTGCATTAAATTGGTCGGAGTTACCCGAACCATCCACAATATAGGTTGAGAGGTTTTCGCTAGTGAATCCTGCAAAGGAAACAAGGTCTGCCATACCTGCTTTAGTCCAAGCAACTACCGCAATCGTACCTTGAGCCATGTAAGCGGGCGGTGTAAAGTTGGAAGTCCAAAAGTTAGAACGAACCGCCCTTGAAGCTGTTAATCCTAAATACGTTCCTTTTAACCCGCTAACAGGTTCTACATAATTGTAGTTGTATTCAGGGGGTACACCATTCAAAGCAGTTTGGTTGAACGTGGCAACGGATGCACTTTTAGCAAAGGTTTTAGTGTTAGTAGCGTTGTCAAAGATGACGTAATCCAACATATTAGCTTCAAGTTGAGCCTTGGTAACAGGTGCATGGGCTTGAACATAAGTCATCCAACGAGCATGAATAGACGAACGCTCCGTTGCCGTTAGGGTCTTAGTAACAATAACACCACTCATAACTGAGTTAGCCGAGATTGTACCATTACCTAATGAGGTAGCGTAAACGTATCCAACTCTTAAAGAAACGCCTGTTAAGTTGCCAACGGCGGTTACTGCTGGAGCCGTTAAGGTGTATTTGGCGTTAGCAACCAGCTTGCCCCCTTCGTACACACCAAAGGTATAGTTTGTGGAATCAGTGGTTTCTAACGCCATTGTCATTACACGGGGGGAATACTGCTTAACATCTCCTAGGTTTGAACCTGAAACTTGGATGCTTTCCGTACCAACCCCTGTGTCGGCAGCGAAAGCCAAGAATCGTGAATAGTCGGGGGTGTTTCCACCTACTTGGCAGAACATCCCGTTGTTGCCGTTAGTCTTCCCGTAGGAAACAAGTGTTTCAGCACCATTAGTTGCACTAAGCCCTGTATAGTCAATAGTACAGTTACCACTAGTAGATTGGCTATCTAATGCGGTGTAGATGTAGTTGTTAGCATCAGTAACAGATGCTACGGTATAGGTGCCGTTAATCAAGTTGCCCGTTGTTTTATAGGCAGTGATTTTTTGACCAGCTTTAATACCATGAGCCGTGTTAGTAACCGTAACCGCCATGACACTCTGCACATAGGTACAAGCTGGCATTAAGCCAGTTTTACGCTTCATTGATTGGTGGCGAACGTGGAACTCTAAACCATCTGCTCGTGAATAAGTGCAACTAGATTGCTCTAAATAAGCAAAGTTTGTAGCGGTACCATCAGATATTTGGCAATAGCCTTGTGAGCCTTTGGTGTTATCCATTATCAAGGCACCTGTGGTTTGGTCTAAGGTGTAGCCATCAGTAATTCTGCCAACACCTAGCTTCCACATCCACAATTGCCCTGTACCAACCTTAACAACAGGCATATAGGTTGCACCGTACCAAAGCCCCTCAAGCACTAAATCTGCACCAGCTCTAAAAGCTTCAGATGTGGTATAATCATAGTTGTTTATTGAGTCTAATCCAATATCCAACGTTTCATTAGCAGTGGTTACGTTGGCATTACTAATACGTCTAACCTTGGCAACATATCCAGTATATCCTGCTGGTCTACCGTATAGCGTAAACTCTGCAATGGTTTTACCAGCCCCGAGTAAGCTTGTAATAACAGGCATAACAGGAGAAGAACTACCACCAGTAGCACCGCCACCATAAAGATAAACAGATGGGTACGTTAAATAAGCCATTAACCTACAATCCTTAAACGATAAGCTACTGTAACGTTTGCGGACGCAGTAAATGAAATACCCCCACTAGGGCTAGTTTCTAATGTTTTTGAAATAAACACTTCAGTAAATTGTTGCCAAGGCAAATGAAGCGGAAAGCCTGTTTTTAATGGAATTGCAGTTGAAACGCCATCAACTGTAATGGTAAACGTGCCACCATCTACGCCACCAACAACAAACAAACTAGCTAAAGCACATTGCCTGCCTTTTTCATTTGTCCAAACAGGATAAGGCGTTGTGCCTACAGTAATACCTTTTTCATTGATAGCCGCCGAACGATAACCAATTAAAACCTCTTGTGCCGTGCTATTTTTTCCCATTATTAAAACCCTCCTAGGTTAAATCCAAAAATTGGTAAAATTACATCTAAATTCACGAACGCCAACGTGTGCAGAAGCTACGTTATTAGCAAACCGCATACGCCGAGAAGTGATAGGCAATAATGGTGTTTGCAAGGTATCTGTTGACGTTGTGTTGACTGGATAACTTTCGACTGTATAACTACCCGACCCATTAAAGCTCTCAATCCCTATAATCATTTGAGAGTTAGACCCACCTTTAATATGCAAACCCACCGCATCTGCTTCAGGAGGAACTAACCACATAGGCTGACCGCTTAAAGAAACGTTCATACAAGCCAAATTTTCGACGTAAAAAGATGAGCTATAAGGTTTATTTTTTGATACCAATGTAGGGGCATTTGTGCCGTTGTTGTTAAAAGCATTCGGAAAACGGCTAATATAAGTAATGATAGGATTATTACCTCCATCACGTCCCCAATTGCTGATAAGATGCTCAATAAACGCCCCCTCTCTACCACTACCAGTAATATCTGTTACGGTGTCTCCACCATTCTGATAAGTGGCATTCACAGGGTTTGTAGCACACGCCCACGGTAGCAATCTACGCCATGTGTAGCCAGTTGGCATTGTTGGAGCAGTGTTGCTTGCACTAAATAAGCCAGCCAGCGTGCCGTCATCCTTGCCAATGAGCCATAGGTAATATATTTGACCGCTAACTCTTGCAACGTCAATACCATTAGCCACCCCTACGCTTGTTGTTGCAATGTTTAAGTTACTACCAGTGAACTGTTTAAAATAAGGCACTGCAACCGCAGTAGGGCTAAACAACGTGGCTTGTATTGTGCCATTTATTTTAATTTCAAATAAATTGCTTGCCGTTTGAACAGGTTTAGGAATTGACTCATAGCTAAAAGGCACACCGTTTTGTGTGGAAATAAACCCACCAATTGCTGTAGTAGCACCTTGCACCGTAATACCGCCAATTGCTGTAGTAGCACCTTGCACCGTAATGTTGCCAGTTAATGTTTTATTGCCAGCTAGCGTAGCGTCTGTTTGCAAAGTAGCGTTAATATTAGATATATTGTTTTCGCTGGCAGTAATTGCATTAACAATAGCGGTATTATTTGAGTTGTAAAAAGGGGCTTCGATTGCCGTAGCTGTAACGGCTTGAGGTAAAGTGTTCACGGCATAATCTCCTATACCGTAATTTTACCTACTGCTTTTTTAGCTTCCAAAGCAAAAACTCTTCTTTTGGCGGTAGATTGTAGCCATCAATAATTTTGCTAGCATTATCAACAGCAGATTTAATTTGTGAAACCTTTATTTTAACTGGTAATTCATTAAAACCGTCCGTGTTTATTCGTTTTTTAACAGCTTCGTATACCGTTTTATTGTGTATTTCTTGCCATTTGGCGTAGTCGGAAGCGTTTAGTTTCATGGTTTGCGGTTCAATGCCATAGTCTCTAAATTTAAATGCCAATTCCTTACCAATTTCAAAGCTATTATCCACTTGTTTTAGTTGCACATCTTCCCCCGACTCTTTGGAGATTTTAGCAAGCTCCCGAAGGATGGGGTTTGCTTTGGCTAGTTTTTTGGGGATGCCTAAAAACTTACCAAAGCCGTTGCTTTTAGGAGTTTCCCCTGTAATATCCGTTTTAACAGGTAAGGAGTTACGGAATGCAGTACCGCTTAGGTATTGATTCCAAGCCGTTCCAAGGGTGCTATCCGTTTTTGTTACTCTTTCTTTATCATCTATTACAGTGGCAATATCCCTACCCACACTACCAGTAAATGGCACTTTAGGTAATCTTTCAGTAATGCTTTCTAGTGGTGCTTTAACGGCTTTAGCCAAGTTAAACAGCCCAGTGCCGTCCCCAAATTGGTTTTGTGAAGCCTCAAAGAAGTCTGAAACGGCGTTAGCTTCATCACCGTTTAATTCTTCCCCTTTACTTAATCGTACAGCCGTTTTAGCCCCAAATAGATGTTGACCCAGTATTTTAGATAAAGGAATTAACGTATCGCCTTTTTGGTTTTTACCGTTCCCGCCAAACGTCAATCGTAACAAAGCAGTGGAGTTATAATAAAAGTCGTTTCTAGTTTCTTCTGCCTCTTGAACATCTGACGTTTTTTTGTCGTAACCAGTAGAAAACACATCGGTATTTTGAGCTAGTGCGTAAATTGCCACGCCCAGCCCACCAGTAGTAGCTAGTTTTACAATTCCTTGCACCATTTCAAAATCATGTTGCTTGTCTGCTATTAAAATAGGTTTGTTGGTTTTTTCGTCTAATTGAGCTTCTACATAGGCTACGCCATTTTTACCTTTTTTTAATTCATACTTGGTAATCCCAGCGTTCAACAATTTAGAAACAACATCAATACCAGTATCTAATTTATTAGCAATGTTATCATCGTATTTTTCCCTTACTTGTTTTACCCATTCTTCTTTGTTTTTATTTAAGCCCTTGCCAATATAACCAAACAGAAAACGAATATCAGCAAGCCCTTGTACATCTAAGCTTCTTAAAGCAACGTTTGTAGGTGTCCGTGTGTATCTTTGGATGATTGACCCAATAGGGATAGTTAATTTATTACCGCCAAGGTCTAATTTAAAATTAAAGAAATCTCTCAATGATTTGATGTTTTCACTAACCACGTTATCATTTTTGAATAACAACCAGTTAGTGAAAGCGTGAGCATTTTTAACATCTTCTTCTGTTAGCTTAAAATTAGGGTCTTGTTTTAACCCATCACTAATAACTTCAGCTATTCTGTTTCTATAAACATAGTCTAAAAACGGCATATCGGTAGCATTTAAACGGATATTACCCAGTATTTCATAATGGTGTACGGTAGTTTCTACTAAATCTGCAAGTGAACCGCTGATTTCTCCAAGTTTCTTGTTTTTAAGCCCCCTACCAAGCCGTTTCCAAGGCTCTTCAAACCCTTTATTTTCATAGGCAAATGCAGGTCTTAATTTACCACTACTGGTATCGTCATGCCCTAAAGGAACGTGTCCCTCTAAAGCGTATTGTATAGGCTTCCATAGCGTGCCAGTGTCCCTAGCCTCAACCCATTTTTGGCATGCCTTAATAGGATGGAATCCAGCATCTAAAGCAAACGCAACGTTATTTACAAACCCAGTGGTTAGCTTGCTTATGGCTTTGCCAGTGTTGGTAGCCTCTTTCCCTAAATCTATGCTTTTAAGTTCTTTACCTAAAGTTGCTAACGAAGCTTTCGGGTCTTTAGGGTCAAACTTCATTAAAAATCGTGTCATGCCATTTAAATAGGCGTGGCTAGCTACAGCGTTAGCAGAACCTAAAACGTCGCCTACAGCAGAACCCATGTTGAGTAGTGGCTCAACAAACAACGGCATATTAAACTTATCCCCCATGTTAGGCTTAATTAAGCTAGACAATTGAGCGTTAATTTGCCCACGCAATGCTAATATCTCATCATGTTTAATATCAGCCCTTTTATCGGAAGCGTTTACTTCGTCTATTTTCTTGCTTAACTTCCTTAGTTCAATTTCAACATAATTAGGAACGCCAGCATCTGAAACGGTTAATTGGTCTTTCAGCACCTTTTTAGCCAGCTTGCCAAAAGCCTCATTATCCAGCGTGCCATCTTCTGATTGTCGGGCAACCATCAGTAACTTATCTAAAACAGTTTGCCTAGCCCGTTTATCGACCTTCTTTTCTTCTAAAAACTTATTGAATTGTTTAACTTGTGCGTTTAGTCGGGCATCATTTACGGTAATGCGTCTCATGTTAATTGCGTGTTGGTTAGTGGCTAATTGCTCCGCTTCTGCATCGGTAAATTTGCCTTTTTTGTAGGCTTCAATTAAGGCTTGTTTACCGTTCAATTCTGCATCCGATTTTGAAACACGCAGGTAGTTGTCTGTGAAAATGTTCCGCAAGTCCTTATTAACAGGCTTCATGCGTTCTTTTTGGGCTGCTATTTCGGGCATGGTTTCTTTAACTGGCTTTTCGTATCGCTTTAAAGCCTTTTTTTGATTTTCATAAATTTTTTCTTCTAACGTGCCTAATTCCTTTTTTTTAGCCCCTGTTTTAGTAGGCTTCTTCCCTTTAAGCTCATTGATAATAACCCCTAATTCGGCGTTGTCTTCACCTTCTACGGTTGATTTTTTCAATGCCTCTAATAATGCCTTCGGCGTGCAAAAATGGTCTCTCATTAGCAACTAAACTCCTCTGCTAAAGCGTTACGTGCTTCAGGCGATAATCCTTCAACAATACGGGTAAATTGGGCATCGTCTATATTGCCATTTTCAACATCATATTTCAGCTTTTTAGCAGTTGTTTTAGCATCTTTCAATACTTTATTTTGAAGTGTACGCTCCAGGCGTACAGTAGGGCTTAATAAAGCCATCTCATTTTCAAGCTTTAACACCTTGTTAGTTTCAACTTCTAACTGCTTTCTAAGCTTTTTTAATTCTTCCGTAGCCTTTAATTGCCGTGTGTCGTCGGCTTTGGCTACACGGTTATCCACCTTGCCTTGATAATCAGCCTCAAGAGCTTTATGGCGGTCGTCCCAGTGCTTATAAAACTCTTCATGAAACCCATCTTGATAATCATTTTCACGCTCTGAAACATACTTTTCAACGGCGTTTAATTCTTCGGGTGTTTTGGCATTATCCAGCAAAGTAAACGCTTCCGCTTCACGACTTGTTAGCAAACCGCCATCTTTAGGTAAGCCCTCCCCATAAGCCGTTAGTTTTTGCTTTAAGTCGGTCTCATTAAGGGTTAAATCCTTAGGGTCTAAATCATCAATTAAGCCTTTAACCACATCGCCAGCCTTACGCTTAACCAACCCAGCTTCAAACGCCCCCTCCAACTTGTTACGACGGAGCAAGCTACCCAGTGAATCACCTTTATAAAGTTGTACCTTTTTACCGCCAATCTGAACAGACCACCCAATGCTATTAGCATCGCCACTAAATTTCTTGTATTTCAACGGATACCCTAGGGCTTCTAGCGTCTCTTTGGCTAAAAAGCTATCATGTCCCATTAACACGCCAGCACCACGGCGGATATCATCGGGCGTTTGCGGTTGTGTGCCTTGTAAGGCTTTCAAATCTTGCAGTTGGGTGTCAATATCCCGACTGCCTTTGTTAATGGCTTTAATAGGCATTTCAGCCTCATCAATTGAATCAATAATGGCTTTTGTTTCAGCTTTTACCTTAGCAATATCAACATTCCCATTCTCTTTTAAGTTCTTGATACCTTCCTCAAAAGCCGTAGGGGCATCTTTTACAGCAATTGTTTTCCCTTGTTCGGTTAAAACATCCAGCCCCACAATGGCGTTAGCTTCAATATCTCTTAATACGGTTGTATCTTCACCCTTAGCATCAGCCTCTAAAATACGGTCATTGGCTAGCTTTTTAATGCGTTCGTTTGCTTTTGTTGTTTCAGGACTAGGGGCTTTGTCTCTAAAATGTTCGGAGGCTTTTAGTAACTCATCATTACTTAACTCTTTTAATGGCTTGCCAGTAAATGCCCCAATATCGGCATCGGCTTTATCGCCAGCAATTTTCTTGCTTGTTTTTTCGTATAGTGAAACTTTACCATTTAAAAGGGATTCTTTTTTTAATCCCATGCCTTTTTCTACTTGCTTTTCAAGCCTAGCACGGTAATCATCGAAGCTTTCACCATCTTTTACAGGAGGAGCTTTATCGCCGTTTTTAAGCAATCCCTTTGTAGGCATTGGCTCAACTATCTTAGCCTCAATTGCCGAGCTTTCCTTGGCAGTTGGGGCTTCTATTTGAGGCTGTTCTATTTTCCCGTTTAAAGTGTTGTACAAATCTTTAAAAATAGCTTTTTGCTCTTGTGTAGGAATATCTCTGTAATATCTATTAGAAAGAACCCCATCTTTATATTGAAAGCGTCCTTTATCAACACCTTTAACAAAGAAAGTATCAGGGAACTTCCGCCATTGTGTTATTTTCCCCGAGTCTAATAGCTCAACAATAGAAGGAGGCAAGCTGTTTTTAACAAATTTAGACTGCTCTACTTTTACAGCTTCTTTTTCAATGGCTTTTTTGGTTTTTTCAATTTCTGCTAGTTGGTTTCTAATAGCATCATCGTTTTTATCCGACTTTTTAAAGTGGGATGCTCCACTTCTTTTGTCGTTCATGGGTTGCCCATTGGTTTGTTTCCAATGGGAAAATTGATTTTCAAATAAATCGTTTAACTTAGCTTCTTTTTTTTCTAAGGATGCCTTTAAAACATCTGTTCTAGTTGTTTCCCCAGTGGTTGTTTCTGTTTTGGAAACATCCACATTCGCAGGTTTCGCAACTTCCGCAGAATGAGGAACATTATCAGGAACTTTCGCACCGTTTTTTGTGTTAAACGCCGTTGTTTTACCCTTGGCTTGAGCTTCATATCGTTTTAACCGCAAATCAGCGTGTCTTGCTTTTAATCGAACGTTAATATCAGGGCTTTGTAAGTCTGTTTGAATGGCTTGTTTAGTTTGCTGTATTTGTTCAGGTGGCACTTCCACATGAGGTTTTTTAGCCCCTTTGCCAGCTCTCTTATCCAGCAGGTGTTTAAAGCCAGCCCCAGCCAGTGGAAAACCAGCCCCAAAGAGTGTACCCATTTCAGGAGCAACTAAACTAGCGTCCGCCGTGCCAGTCGTGGCATAATCTAAGGCTTTTCTAGTAGCATAATCTTGAGCGTACCCTAAACCAGCCCCTGTTAACGCTTTTTTGGCTAACCCCTTGCCTAAATATGCAGGAAGAAACGACGTTAAAGCACCAGCCGTTCCAGCAATACCGGCAGACTGCCCTTGTAAATCTTTAATCTTTTGAGCTTGGTTAAAATCACCAATAGCCCCAGCTTCTTGGCTAGCTTGCTGGTTAGCTTCTAACGCTTGGTTCGCACTGGTTGCACCAAACCATCCAGCCCCTAAAAAAGGGTTTGCAAGGGTCAATCCAGCTCCAACTGCTAACCCTGTAGGTATAGCTGTAATGTTCCGTACCCATTCGTTGTTAGGACTGCCAAGAATACCGAACTTATCATGCAAAGTATCGCCGTAATAGTCTGTTGTACGCCCCGTAACGCCTTGTACAATACCTTCACCTAAATTAGCCCCAATGTCTGCTAAACCTTCAAAAAGAGATGGTTTTTTAGCTGAAATTGTAGTGGTATTGTTAAACACAGGTAGCTGTTTTATATCATCTTTAGTAACAGTTATACCACCTTTATAGGTTATCTGATTAGCCAAATCGCCTAAAATAGCATCTTGTTCATGGGCAGGCAAACTACCAACTGTTTGGTAAGGAGAATAACCGTATTGGTTAGCCGTTTGAGATTGAATTTGTGTGCTAATAGTATCTAGCAACGCCTTTTTTTTAGGGGTTGCATCCATTAAAATAGGGTCATTTGAAGATGCCATTTTATCTACCAATACTGATGTTTATAGGAGGATAAACAATACCATTAGAAGCCTTATATCCACCTTGTGTGGTACGGCTTGCACCGCCCTTACTACCCTTTGGCACTAACTTTGCAAGGGGAGGTTTAGGTGTTGTTTTTTGGGGAATTTTAGCTAGTTGCTCTTGTTTAGCCTGTTCTATTTCAGCAGAAGCTTGTTGGAATTCTTGTTGTGAGATAGCTCCATTTTTAAACTGATTAGCAAGGTTGTTTTTAGCGTTAGCCACTTGAGAAAGAACCGATAATTTAGCAGGAGGCTTTTCCCCAGCAGGTGTTTTTTTAGCAGAAATCATGTGAGCCGTGGCGTTTTGTTGGGCTATGCCTTCCGCTGTTTGGTTATGCCGTTTTGTTTCACCTAACCCAGCCTGCTGTATGCCAACACGTTTTTGCCCAAGCCCTAGTTGACCTTGTCTATAGGTCTGTAAATTTTTTTGAGAAGCTTCAAATTGTTTTTGTTGAGCTTCTGTTTTTTTAGTACCCAATAACACTTCAGGCTTAATTAACCCTAAAGGAATACCGCCTTTTGAAACGCCAGCTTGATAAGTAACCTTTTTAGTTTTTGGGTCAACTACTTTTATTGCTGGAGGGGTTTCACCTTCTAGTTTTCTACCCAAAGTAGCTCCGTTTGTCGCCTCATTTATAGCTTGCTCATAAGCGTGCTTAGCTTCTTCTGCTTGTTTAGCTAGCCGTTCTTTTTTAAAAGCACCCTGTTTTGTACTGTAAGAAGTGCTAGGGTCTCCTAAAGCGTTTAAATCTCTAGTATTTTCTAATTGCGTTAAAGCCTCCAAGTAATCCGCTTCACGCCCTTTAACAAACTTGTTTCCAATAACTCCCCCAGCTAACCCACCTACAGGGCTACCCGTTAATGCCATCCCAGCAATCGCAGGCAAGCCAACGGCTAACCCACGCCCTAGCCGTGAATCTAAAAAGCTAGCAGGGTGTAACTTGTCAATATCGGCGTTACCCGTAGTTTTGTGATACGTCGGGTCTAACAGATAATGCTTGGCTTTACCTAAAAAACCACCGCCCACTTGTTGCGGTTGCATCTGTTGCCCTGTAAAGCCACCGTTAAATGGTTTAATCCCTGTTTGTTGAGCCAATGCGTTAATATCAAAAGGGGGTAATTGCTCATCAAGCCCACCAGTCATAGGGGCTTTTGCAGGGGGTAATAATGCAGGCAAGGCGTTAGCAATACCAGCATTTTTAGACCCCTTGCTTTTCTTTAATAACTCTAGTATTTGAGCTAAATTAGCCATTGTTTACACTCCTTTTAAGGTGCACCAGCCGCTGCTTTTGCACCAGTGCCAGCAGCACCAATTAATGCTTGCAACAGTGCGGCTTGTCTATTCTTACCAGCTTGGAAATTACCCGAATAATTACCCGTCGTGTTAGAAGCCAAACTTCCCTGTAATTGAGCTTGTTGTTGAGAGTTTTGTTGGTTCTGCAACTGTCCCCCACTATAAAGGCTGTACAAGTCCATATAGGGTTTAGCACGCATGGAAGGCAAGTTAAAGCTCTGCAAGTAGGCATTATTAGCAATATCCGCTTTGGTGTTAGCTTGGTTTTGAGCAATGTTGCCATATTGGCGTAATGCCCCAGCACTGCTACCCATTCCCGAAGCAATCGCCCCTTGGTTAAAGTCATTCTCCGCTTGGCTATACGCTTGGTTAGCTTCCCTTGTGGGAATAGTCGTTAATGCGTCGTTATACCTTTGGTAATCCGCAGTAGATGGGTCATAGGCACTGTTAATTTTACCTAATAACGAGGGTATTTGTTGGTCAGCGTTAGTATCAAAAGCATTTTGAGCATCACTATTAGTAACGTCCGACCGATACCCGTTAATATTAGGGTCATACACTCTTGAACCAATCAGTTTGCCATTTTGGTATTGGTATTCGTTTTTCTGCAAACTATCATTAGAGGCATTGCTATTGCCTTTTTTATAAAACCCTGTAGGGGAATATCCGCTACCCATTACTTAGCCTCCTTTTTAAGCAGGTACAATTCTACTAAATCTACGGCTTTACCACCCACAAACAAATGAGCTACTTTAATGCCTTGCTTCTTAAAGCCGTTTTGTACTTTCAATCTTTTTTCCATTGTTAAAGCCTTGCCTTTTTTAGCCTTGAGTAATGGTTGCAATACTTCTATTTTACGTAGTGCTAAAACGTCCCAACAAAAAGAAATCACGCTATCTATGGTTTTTACCCCTTTTGGAACAAACGCAAAATGCAATAAACCCACACCGTGCGTTACATAATCCACCCAAAACGCCCCTAAAAAGCCCGCAGTGCTTTTAACCACATACGCAGGGGTATATTCTTTAATTGACTGCAAAAACCTTGTTACGGGCTTTGGGGCATCATCGATTGTTACAAAATCAGCGTGTTTAAACGCCAACGCAGACACAAATTTAACCGCTTCTTTATCCGACCAATCTAATGGCACTATTGACACTTCCATTATGATGCTCTATCTCCTATGTAGCTGTAATTCAATTCAATACCTGTTATGTTTAACCGCAACCCTTGGGTAGAGGTTAATTTAATCTTGATAGCCTTAGCCGAGCCGATGCCATTTAAAGGGGCAATTGTTCCCTTGTATCCCGACCATATCGACGTACCCCAAATAGCCGTACCCCAAAGACTATTAGCATTA